GCCCACCGCACGCACGACGTCCCGCACCGGGAACTCCGCCACCGTGAGCGCCATCTGTTGCGCGTATTCGTCCCGCGCGATCACTGCCAATTGATCGAACTTCATTTCCGTCTCCTGAGTAATTGCACCGCCATAATGGCGTAGTTGGCGAGGTCCTGGTAGGTTTCCAGCAAGTCCTCTGTTGAACCGGTTTCCATCTGCTGATCCAGTCGGATGAACTTCCGGTACACATCCGAGTAGCAAAGCCAGTTTTGCTTTGTCCAGTTGTCTGGATCAATTTCGTAACGCGCTTCCCCGTATTGGATGCACTTTTTGAGCCTAACCTCTGCCAGCTCTGCCACGGTTCCTTCGTACTCTGCTTGGTACTTCAAGCCCTCTGAAGCTGCATGAAGGATCCTGTCTTCCGGTTTCCTGATCATTGCGGGCCTCCGTAAGGGAAGATGCACCCGGTGATGTAGGGGTGATGCTCGTCACGCATCAACTCTGCGATGAAGGATGCCAACGCTGAAGGAGGAGTCTCCACCCCGGCGGGCAGCGCGGCGAGCTGGTACTTCTTTGCCTCTTCCTTGGTCCAACCTCTCAGCTCGCACACTCGCTCCTCTATCGCGAGGCTCATCGGGGTGCCATGGAGCTTGTTCGGGTTCACCCCGAAGATGCAGTACTCCTTCCACTCGCGCGCCATCTGCCGCGTGATCATCTCCTGCGCCGCTTTGGAAGCGTTGTACGCAATGGAGTGCGTCATCGGCATGTGCGCAGCGTTCGAGATGACATTGCACGCAGCGAAGCCTGGGGCCAGGAGCTTGTGCAGGCGCAGAGAGCGAATCACGTCGAAGAATCCGAATGCATTCACGGCCATGGAAAGCTCCAGCGCCTGCATCCCGACGTCATCCAGCGGCGCAATCAGGTTGACCCCTGCGCAGTTGATGAGCCGAAGGACCTTGCACCCGGCCTCCTCAACGCGAATGACCGCTTCATAAACGGTTGAAAAGTTACTGATGTCGAACCCCGTGTCCGGGGACCAATTGCTGGCGTCCGGAAAATGCTTAGCCACCTCTCGGCCCAGCCCACCAGACCCGCCAAGTATCACAGTTATCTCTTTCATGGAAATGCCTCCTCGGCAACTTGAAACACGGTTAAGCCTTCCTCTCTGAACATCTTCACAACCGATGAAGTGTCCTCCAATACGAGCCACGGGTCCCACTTCTGCTTGATGGCAAGCAGGTGGTCGCGCTTCACTCGGGAGACGCTGCGGAAGTCCTCTGCGGAGCGCATGTAAAGCGCCTTACAAGGCACCCGGTGCTCGGACATCCACTTCAACGTCTTCGGGCGCAGTTCCTCCGGGCGACCCGTGCTGATGACGACGTCATAGAGAATCGCGAACTGGCGCACTGCGAGCAGCACATGCGAGACCGGTTCGTCGAACTCAACGCCTTTGTGGAACTCGTCCCAATCTTTCGCGTGGGCGTGATGCACCCGCCACCGGCAATCCGAGAGCGTCCCGTCCAGGTCCACAATGATGCATGGGAGCTTCACGTCTCGAACTCCACGCCATCCCAGTGGATGAGCACTGTGCTGCCTACCCGCTTGGAAACCTCGTTGAACTTCTCCACGATCGCTTCCCCAAGATCGATACCCAGACGGAAGGCGAGCAGGTCCAAGCAGGTCGCAACATCCGCTAGCTCCTTTCGAGCATGAATGAGGAACTCCTCGCGCGTGATGTCTCCCCGGTCATACTTCTTCGCGAAGTTCGCGTACTCGCCCAGCTCGCCGAGCACAGCTCCGAGCCATTGAGCGTTGCTCCAGTCCGAGCCATCCGGTTCCGAGTGCGCTGGCCCGCCTTTGCTGTTCTTAAACTGTGGCAGACGGTTGATGTTGGCGAAGCGCAGAGTTTTGAACTTCAGATTGTTCACATTGTTCTCCCTTTGTTGGCAACAGGACGAGCCTCGTGAGAGGTGCTGTTGATTGTCTCGTTGATGTAGCTGACGATTGCGTCGTGACCTTCCTTGTGCTTCTGACCGTTGTAGGTTAGCTCTTGGATCGGGCAGGCTGTATAGCGCGGAAACAAGCAGATACCGTTCTGCGCGCAGCCCACCCGAATGAACGGCTCGGCCCAGGGGTGCGTCTCCACCACCACGCGCTTCATCTCCTTGAACACACGCTGGTACTCGCCTTGCGTCCGGGTGCACAGACGCACCAGCGCCATGTCATGCAACGTACGAAGGGAGAACTTCGCGATGATCGAAGTGAACGTGCCAGTCGGCAGTACGTTGCGAGCGTCCTGAACAGGAACTCCTTCATCGACCAGCGCCGCGTACATGTCGAAGGAATTCGCCATTGCAGCATTATACAGCTCCACTACGGGAACCTCATCTTGGCCCAATAGCGGAACGAACCCGTTCCCTCTCGCATCCACCGTCCGCTGCGACTCTTGCGCGTAGCTCCCGGTGCGCGTGCGGACGAGCTGATGAGTGAAGGCTCGCGAAACTTCCGATATCTCGAAGGTGTAGGAGACGAACTCCCAGGAGGAGTGAATCGTATCGCGCATGTAGTCGAGGTGCTCCTGCTTCTCCTCGGGGCTCATGGTCGAGGGGTCCCGGTCCCACTGGAGCCGGGTGTTCTTTGTGCGCAAGAGCAGGTCCACTGCATTTTGCGTATGGTCGATCAGTTTCACTTCCACTTTGCTGTCCTCCGCATGAAGTCATAGGCCCCGTACTTGGCCATTGTTTGTATGTGTCGCAGGTCCGTCAGCACGTCGTCCAGCAGAATGTTCCGCCAGGTCGCGAAGCGTCCAAGTGAGAACAGCCCGCACCGCACCGTCATCTCCAGGAGCAGTGCACGGCGCTGCTCGGCCGGTAGCGGGTCGATCTTCCCGTAAGGCTGCCGGTGCGTGTCGTCTAGCGGATGCACGGTGCGAGGCAACCCGAAGCAATCGCACACATGCAGCAGGTCACTCTGGCTCACGCCGCCGAGCGCGATGTCCAAGTACTCCACAATCAACAAGTCCCCGGTCATGGAGGCGCGGTAGATGTTGGTCAGCGGAGAGGGGAAGTAAAGCGTCTGGTAAACTTCCGCCTTCGGCACCCGGAAGCGGCGCACCCGGATGGCGGAGTGCTGGAACTTCACCTCATGCTCGATGCCGCACGCCGCCAGGTTCACTCGCATGGGCGCTGTGCTGACGAGCGGGCCATCCCGGGAGACTCCGCGCTCCTCTTCGTTCACGTCGAACATGCAGCAATCCGCGTGCACCCCGACCAGCATGTGGGAGTAATTGATGCGCCCAGCGCACCGCTCCTCCAGCAGCTCCACCAGGTTGTCCGGGGCGATCCACCGTTGCCCGGGGCGCAGGTCCCCGATCGACCGATCCGTCAAGCGCCCCGCCACCTTGAAGGCGTACTCGTTCAGGTCCCGGACCGTGGCCTCGTTCTTCACAGTCCAGTCCTCTGTGACCACGCCCTTGCGCACCGTCACCTCGCGCATCTCGATGCCTAACGCTTTCCCCACCTCTGGTGAGCGGAAGCGGAGGAGTGCCTTGTGGTTGTGCGGAAGGGAGGACGCAGCCTCGAACAGCTGCGCCTCCGGCACGAGTGCTCCCGCAATGAGGCCACTCAACCCGGCCCCAATGATGATCACCCGCTCACCACGATCGCTTTGCGGGCGCGGAGCTTGTTGATCATGCCGATCGCCTGAGAGCGGGTACGACCGAGGGAGCTTTGGCAATAGGCGAGCGCCTTGCCAACGGTGGTGTCCGCTTTCGGGGTCAGCCAATCGATGAACGCACCGCGCTGGCCGTCCTTCTGCTTACCGTAGCGGAGCTTCCCGGCTGTCGCCGTCACTCGCACCGTGGCTTCCTCGTTCAATCGCGTGCGCTGCGTCTTTGGCTCGCGCTTCTTCGCCTTCGCTTTCTTTTTCACAGGAGTCTCCTGGTTGGTTGTGGGAACGGGAACCGGGCCAGCGACCGCCGCAGCGATTCGCTTCCCAGCAGAAATCTTGTCTGAAAACCGCTTCACCTCCGCGTTCCCAACTACGCCGGGAAGGGAGTTGTAGATCGAGGCGAGCTGCGGCAGCGTGTAACGATTGTGTACGCGCGCGACCGCGACCAGCTCGTGATCTTGTTCGGTGGCTTCCGCCTTCGGCTGTGCTTCCTCTTCGGTGGCGAAGGTTGCGAGCACAGTGTGGTTCGTCAAGTCAATCAGAAAATACATGTCACGCTTCTCCTAGTTAAGCCTGCCTGCGCAGGCGGAAATTTCCGAATTAGTTTGGCTTCATGAATCAGACGCACCAACAGGTGGCAGCGGCGTCGGCTGGAGGATTCCAACCGCAGCTTGCGCTCCTGGTCGACAGTATACCCGATGTAACGCTTCATGACTTCTTCACCTCTTCGATCAGCACCAGGGTGTCCATCGCGCGGGTGGTGGCCACGTAGCAAAGGTTCTTCTCCTGGCCGATCTGCCACTCCTGCTTGGCCCACTTGGGGATGCCCTTGCCGGAGTTGAGCCAGAAGACGGTTTCGGATTCCAGCCCTTTCGCCTTGTGGATCGTCGAGAGCAGGACGGCGTTGCTGACCTCAGAGAACAGGTCCTGCAGCACCTTCAGCAGCCCCGGGATCGTGCGGTTGTTCTCGTCCAACCCCTCGATGAGGCACAAGATGGCGTCCGTCTTGTCCTGGATGGCGTCCGCCTTCTCCTCCTGCTTCTTGGCGATGGCCTTCTCGACCTCCCGGGTGGTGAAGGCTTCGAGCTTCTTCACGAGCTGGTCGATGCCCTGGGCGCGCATCTTGGTGACGAGCTTCTCCAGGGATTGGCCGATGTCCCGGCCAGCGATGGAAACCGCCACGCGGGACTTGAGGAGGGTGTACGCCAGGGCCACGAGGGGCTTGGTGGAGCGGCACACGACCATGTCGCCGGGGCGGAAGTCCTTGTGGGACCAGTTGGTCCCCAGGGCCACTACCCGACCTTCAGGAGCCGAAGGCGCTGCCTCAATATGTGAAACCCAATTCTGCGCGTGAGCCACCACCGCGCGCGGGCAGCGGTAGGACACCGTCAAAGGCAGCTCGGTGCAGTCGAACTCCTTGGCGATCAGTTCTAGGGAGTCAGAGTCCGCCCCACGGAACCCATAGATGGCCTGCGCGGGGTCACCCACCGCGATGATGCGGGTGTTGGCCTTGCACATCTTGCGGAGCAAGGCGCGCTGGATCGCGTTGGTGTCCTGGGCCTCGTCCACGAAGATGAATTCAAACTTGGGCAAGGAGAGCCCATCCTTCACGGCGATGTAAAGCAGGTCATCGAAGTCCACCAGCGCGCTCGCGTTGGACCACTCCAGGAGCTTACGCGCGAAGTCCACGCCCGTCTCCAGGGTGGCTTCTTCGCTTTCCAGCTCCAGGTCGTGGTGGTTCACCAGCTCGAACCACGCGGCTTCCGTGTCCGGCACCAGACATCCGATGCCCGCTTGCCGGGCGAGGCCGACGAGCTTGGTGGCGAAAGAGCCGTACATGCGCACTGCACCGGGGATCATGTTCTCCTCCACCAGGGTGCGGAGCTTGTCGGTGCTGACGGTGCGCGCGTTCTTGTGGCGCGTGACGATGGAGTAGGTCAGGGAGTGGAACGTGCGCGCGTTCACGCCGCGCCGCTTCAGCTCCTCGGCGATCTTTTTGTTGAAAGCGAGGAAGATCGTGGAGGCCGAGCCGCAGAGCTTCAGGGCCTCGACGATGGTGGTGGTTTTGCCCGACCCCGCCACCGCTTTCACGATGGCGTTGCCGGACCCGTTGGAAACAAAGTGGAACACGCCCTTCTGGTTGGTGGACCACTCGCGGATTTGTTCAGTCATGTTCGCGTTCTCCTGGTTCAGTTGGTTCAGATCTGCGTGGTGGCGGTGCGCTTCACCACCTCGTAGACAACCCTCACGCGCTTCGCGCGGCCTTTCGTCCAGTCGTGGTTGACGCCGTTCTTCACGCAAAGGATGTGGCCACCGGTGCTGAAGAGGTAGGTGTTGCCGTCCGCCCAAACCTTGTTGAAGCGGGCGGGGTGATGCGTCGTGATCGAGCGCAGGACGTTGCGGTGCGGGGCTGGGTAGCGATCGATGAAGTTTTTGCGCGGCAGCGAGAGGAGGAGGAAGCCCAGCCGCTCCAGGACCTTCTCAGTGATCGTCATGCGCGTGCCGCGACGGAGCTTGCGCCCCTCTTCGAGCATCATCGCATGAACCTTGTCGTAGGATTCACCGGTGGCGACAGCAACAGCGATCACAGCGCAATTGTTAGCGTCGCCGAGCAGGTGGCCAGCGTCGTTCGCCTTGTGGAACTCTTCGGTGGCGCGACGATCTTCGGACTTAATACGGGGCATTGCGTTCTCCAAGTTCAGTTCGTTCAGGGCGGGGATTCCGCTTGCAGATAGTATCGCTGAAGTAAGCATATTGCGCAACATCTATTTCTTCTTACTAATCAATAAGATACGAGTGCTCTTCTTCGGGGCGCATGAGAAAAAGCCCATGTTTTGCGCGGGTAACGCCCACATACCACACCCGGTGCTCCGCGTCCGCCGTGCGCCCGCCCCGGCTCAAGGCTTCCGTCGAGGAACGCGCCATGTCGGTCCACAAGGCCACGTGATCAGCTTCCGCGCCTTTCGCCTGATGGATCGTTGTCACCTCGATCTGCGCCCCGGAAGGATGAGTATTGTAAAGCCAAGCGTCTGGCCAAATGCCAGGGAGCGTCAAGTCCTTCACGTCCGCCTTCGAGATGCGTGGCCGGTGAATGACCGGAAAGCCGAACTCTCGGAGCGAGACGCCGCGCGCAGCGGTGATCGTGCCGCCGCTTTGGAGCTTGCGAATTGCTTCCACGGCGTTGATCTGTTTCGCGGGAACGGGATAATCCCCGTGCACTGTGAACTTTTCTCCGCGCGCGAGGAGGAGCTTGCGAATTCGCTTCACCATGAACTCGTTGCGCGCGAGAAAGAGCCAGCTCTCTCCCGCCACCGGGCGCAAGTCGCGCATCTCCGCGTTCTTCATAACATGCCCAGTTTCACGCATTGGTTTCCACTTCTTCGGCTGTCGTCGTGAAATGCGCGAGGAAATCCGCTCCGCAATATTGAAGTGATGCTGATTCAGCCGGAAGGATTGTCCAAGGACCTCGGTGTCCATCGAACAATTGAGCAGCTCGTCCGGATGCGCCCCGGCCCAGTGGTAGATCGCTTGATCATCATCCCCCGCCACCGTCACGCGCTCCGCGTTCGCGAACGTCCTGCGCACGAACTTCCACTGCTCTGGGGTGAGGTCTTGCGCCTCGTCAATGAAAACGTATCGTGCTGGGCAAAGCTCTGTGCTGTCACGCATTAAGTCCGAGAACTCCAGCTTGTCGTTCTTCTCCTTGTATCGATCTAACGACTTCACGAACAGGTTGTACCGGAACTCGGAAATCTCAATTCCGTATTCCTTCACAATGCGCTCGAACGGCTGACCCGTAGCGCGCGACAAGTTGTAAGCGCGCAGCGCCCTGTCCCCTTCGGCGGGTCCGGGTTCGTTTTCCATCGCGTTGACGCGCGAGAACTCGAACCCGATCTCCTCTCCGACGGGCCGCATGTTGGTGATCAGTTGCCCAGGGGCAACGTCGCAGTGCGAATAAGCGAGCGCGTGCAACGTACGGAAGAAGGGCGCTTGCGCCCGATTCACTTTGTACCGGCTCATCGCTTCCGTGATCGCGCGGCGCGTAAAAGAGACGAACGCGACGTCCTTTATGTCCGCGCCGCAATCGTCGATCTCGCGCAAGAGCCTGCGCGTCTTACCGGTTCCAGGAGGCCCGAAGATCACTCGCCAGCTCATACCGCTCCCTCCGTGACTTCCTCCGTCTGCGGCTTGTCGAACGCCGTCACGGACCAAAGCACCACCTGTTTCTTCGCGATCTTGCGCGATTCCGACTTCACGTCCCGGCTCAACAACGCAGTCCAGGCTTCCGAGGCTGAGAACCGGAGCCGGTGCACCCGGGAGACTTCGTTCAAGAACTTTGTGTGCAAGAAGTAATGCCGCCCTTCGTGCTCCATCGCCCCGCCCGCGAGGATGTCGTCCCAACGCTTCGCTGGCCACCGCTCGATGCAGTACTCTTCCAGGAAGAAAATCACCTGGTTGCTCTTCTTCGTTTCCTTCGGCACAACGATCTTTTGCGCCGAGGCGAGCGTCGCAGCAGCCCAATTGTGCCAAGCGCGCATCGAGATGTCCGGGAAAGTGCGACCAACTTGGTCAATGATAGAGGTGCGCATTAGAGAGGGGGAGGACCACATCTTCGCGTCGATCCTTATCCTGGCTTCCATGTAATTCGCGAACCACTGCGAAGGTTCAGTCGGAAGCCACACGAGCGACTCGAAGTCCAGGCCGAACGTTTGCGTATGGCCTGCGGCGTCGATGCCGTATTTGCGTTTCATGCAAAGGGACTTCTGACAATGATCGGCGATCGGCGGTTGCTTGCAATTGTAGTTGTAGGCTTTCTTTTCCAAGTGCTCCGCGATCTCGGTGACCTCAGCCTCCTCCAGCGGCGGGTTGAAGTATTTCTCATTCAGCTCCGCGAGGCGTTCTTTCCACTCCTCCGGCCATCGGCGTTTCGCGTAACAGCCGAAAGCGAACAGCGCATTATTCCGTCCGCCAGAACCGACGCCGGACTTACTCAATGCAATTAAGCATGGCGGAGCCTCCTCCAGCTTCGCGTCTTCTTGCATCGTGATCGTGAATGCGCCCTCGCCCGCTTTCCCAGCTTCCACCATGTCCAGGAATTGTTCGAGCGAGAGCTTATTGTTATCCACAATTGCGTAGCGATCGGACTTATCCCCGCCGCAATACGGCATGTTGATCCAGTTCCCGGTGTCCGCCTCAGAAGCCAAAGCGGACTGCTTGGGGAAAATCTCCACGCGTGCGTATCCGAGCATGGCGGCCCAATGAGCCAGGAGTTCGCGAACCTGCTCGGCGGTCTGGGGAGCTCTGAAGAATACATGCAAGTGTGCGCCTCCGCTTTTTGTCCGGCAAAGCACGAGCGGGAGCTTCAGCGTGCGGACCTTGTTCCAAAGTTCCGCGTGGTCCAGATCGTACTTGTCGATGTCGATCGAGCCGAACAGGCAGGTGCCGTCGTCCCGGATCGGCACAATGCCGATTTGTATCTCTCCGCGCAGGTGCCGGACCCAGAGGTCGAGCGTGACTGGCTCGCTCACAGTACGAGCCGAGCCAGCACGCTTCACCCCAGGGACGGCGACGCGCGGCACCTCATAGATGCCGTGCGCCCTCATCAGCCCTGCGAAGAGGGCCATCATCCTCTCCGCGAGCTTCTTCACACCACGTCGTTCGCTGTGGTGTCGACTTCACGGTTCACAACAACGGCGGAGGAGGCGGCTTGCTGCTTGAAGATGCGAGCTTGCGCCACTTCGCCGGAATCCGCCAGGAGCGGCGTCTTCAGCGCGACACGCCAGGCGTACCAGGTGCCTTTCTCGTTTTGTTCCATCGCGGTGGAAAGCGTCCACACGTTCGCGAAGGAAGGCAACTGGTACGGCTTCCCGTCGGCGTTCTTCCCGACTTGCGACCCCATCATGGTCATCCAGCGGCGCGATTGCTTGATCTGAGAAGAGGCCATCGAGATCAGCCCAGGTTCGATCGCGCCGTCCTCCTTCATCACGAGCACGTAGTGATTGCGCGTGTCCACGATGTGGTTGCCGTTCTTGAGCACGCGCTTGTTCGTCTCCGGGTCGACCGGGGAGGCGTCGTGCAACTCCTTCCCGGACTCATACGGATGCTCGCCCCGGAAGCCGCCGCCCTTGTTGCGCGGGACCCATTCCAGGAAGCTCATCGTGTAATGCACCGGCACAACGTCGATCGACTCGAACAGCTCGTTTGTGACGGTGTTGATGATCTGCCCGGCTTCCGCGCCCTTGATGTACTCTGCGCGACCTTTTTGCACCTGTGGGGAGAGCGGCTGGAGGATCGCGAAGATTGGCAGCGCATAAGAGTCTTTCCCGCGCGCCTGCTCGAATCCTGAACCCGCATCCGCCTCGAACCCGGTTGCAACCGCCATTGCGCCAGCGTCCTTTTTCACCGGGGCCTTTGTCTCGACTTTCGCAACATTCTTGCCTTTCACTTTGTAATCCTCGCTCTGTTAACAGTATAGACACCAAACAACTTCTCCGGCAGCGGATCGCCCGCTTCCAGTTTCTCGCGCGCCAGCGCCTTGAGCGTTTGCGCGTGAACGGAGGGAACCAATGAGGCTTCCACCTTCAACTTCTTCAAGGCTGCCAGCACCTGAGATGAGAGCTTGTCCTCGCCTTTGCCGAAGACGTACTCCAACTTGGACTTTATGATCGCGTCCAACCCTTTCTTGCGCAGCCAATCGAACGCCGCCACCTGTTCCTTCTTCGGGATTGCAGCGTGCACTTCGAGCTTCACTTCAACCGACTCCCCGGAAGTGAGTCGTAAGACCTTCAGCCCCAGCACCTGCATGGCATCTGGAAGCTCCTTCGTCTCGATCTCCTCCAGGCTCGCTTCCAGTTCCTCCAAGAGCTTCTTGCCTTTGTCGATCCGGGCTTGCAATTCCTGCGCCTTCGCGCAAAGCGCCGAAACATTGCTCAGGCCCTCTTCGCTGAGCGACGTGACCTTTGCATCTTCTTCAAACGTTGCCATTCGGTTCCACCTCGTTATGTTCGAACCCGCACCACACCGTCGCGTAAGATCGCGACCGCCCATCGAACCGCAGGGTGCGGAAGGGTGCCTTCCCGGACTCCTGCAATGCGCAAGCGACCATTAGCGCCAGCACATGATCTCCGATCACCAGCACGAAATCCTCCTCCGGATCGAAGTCCCGGACCCCTCGGAGCGCCAGCGAGTTGGCCGAGGGCATCAATGCCATCGGCCCATGTTGGAAAACGTAGACCAGTTCTCCGAACTGCGCAGCCTCGGAAAGGTCGTGCTTGGGCCGGGGTGCTCCGCCGGTGCCGTCAAAGATTAGATTTTCCTGCACGACGTAGACTTTGCTCATTCGATTATGCTCCTCAGTTTTCCTTTCATGAATAGTTCAGACAATTGGCGCTTCTCGCGGAGCGCGTTGATGATTTTCAGCTCTACAGTTCCAGCGGCATAGAAGTCCTCGTACAAGACATTTTGCGCCTGGCCGATGCGGTGGTTGCGATCCTCGGCCTGCAAGAACTCCGAGAGCTTAAAGGTCCGGGAGAGCCGCACCGCGTAGCCTGCGGCATTGAGCGTTAAGCCCCGGCCTGCGCTGGAAGGGTTGGCAATAAAGAACCGGCAGGAAGGGTCCTTGTTGAAGGCGCGCATTCCGACTTGTCGGTCTTCCGGGCGGATGCTACCGTGCCACTCGCCGAAAGACTTCGCGCCGAACTCCTCCGCGATCGCCTTGCGCGCGGCGACGATCTGCGCCTTGAAGACCGACCAGATGATCACCTTCTGATCCTTCGCGAGGCCACGGCAATAGTCGATCAGCGCAATGATCTTCGGGTCCTCGCCGGAGAGTGATTCCGGTTCGCCATCGTTACGAGGCATGACGTGATTAGCGACTTGATGCAGGCGAGTAAGTCTGGCCAGCGCAGTGAGCACCGTCAACTCCTCCCGGTTGTCGAACTCCAAAAGGATTTCCTTTTTCACCCGATCGTACAATGCTCGCTGCTCCTTCGACATCGTGATCGGGCGAGGCATCGCGTAAGTCTTCGGCGGCAACGTCAGGCATTCATCCTTCCTCTTCACGTAGCTGAGCGCCTTTACTCGCGCCATCAGGATGTCCATGTTGCGGTAGCGAACGAGTTCAGGAAATTGGCGCATTTGCCCGGTCTTCAATTGGATCACGCGCTGCTTCCACTCGGCGTAGAACGCCTTGAACTCGGTGAAGGTGTTGAAGCCGAGAGCGCCTTGGTGCAGGACGTTGAACTGCGAGTAAAGGTCTAACGGCCCTTCGGTCCAAGGGGTGCCGGTGCCGATCGCGCGAAAAACAGCGAGGTTGCGCAACCGCATGACGGCCCGGGTGGTGACGTTCCCGGGGGACTTTATCTTGTCGGACTCGTCCACGATCAGTGCCATCTTCCCGGATTGCATGAATCGACGCGCGAAACGTTCGTTCTTCTCGGAAACCAACGCCTCAAAGTTCATTGTGAGAATGCGCATTGCTGCGCTGATAGGAATGATCGCTTCCAGTTCGGCGGTTTTCTTCTTTCCTGCGCCAGACTCGAACGCGACGCCGCGCCACACAGTGCCGTTCGGCATGTGCGTGGAGAATTGTTCAGTGAGGAGAGCTTCGTGCAAACCGTTCATCGAAAGGATGAGCGCGCCGTCGATCTCGTCCGCGATGAACCGCTCCAGCAGCGCATCCACGTACACGCGGGATTTGCCGGTGCCTTGTTCCATTAAGAATGCAAACTCGCGCTTCCCGCGGGAAGCGGCGAGGGCCTCGGTCTGTTGCTGCATCGGTGGTGGGCGCATCGAGAAGTCTCCTAGTTCACAACGGTCGAGCCGAAGTATTCCTGAAATCGCTGCTCAAGAAAAGGGCCTCGTCCTATACGCGCGGGCGCGCGAGGAAGGAGGTAAAGAATAATCCTTTACGCCGTCTCGCGCGCGCGCCGAGCGTATTAGGATTTCATTCAGAACAAGGACTTACAGCCGCCCTTTTCTTCGCCCCCGGATCGCGCGATACTTCGGCGGGTGAACGTTCTTTAACGAGGAGACTTTTATGATCGCTTACATTTCGGACCCCGAAACCATGCGTGCCAAGTGGCTCGCGTTCTTCTTCATCTTCGGTTGCTTCATCCTGGTGTGCCTGGTGCTGCGCAAGTTCCTGGACGAGCACGACCGCCTGCGCGACATCCGCAAGGCGGCGCACGAGGAGCGGAGGTTCTCCTCAACCCTGCAACGCCCTTCAATGGAGGATTGACCCATGCTCAAGCGAGAGATCACCCTGGCCGAGGAGATCAGCATCCTTGTGCTGGCCATCGTCCTGTGCGCCATCAGCATTTGGTTCGGGATGCAGTTGGGCCTGGCCCGTGCCGAGCAGGAGTGCAGGACCACAGGTCACCTGTTCGGCGAGGCGCGGGAGTGGCGTTGCGAGGAGTACAAGCCATGAAGCGCGTTACAGACGGAGGAACTGCTCGATGAGCGACGAAAATTTACCGGATCAACTGCTGGACGTTCACGCTATCTGCGACGAACGCGACCGTTTACGCGCTTTGGCGCGGAACATGGCTGACACTCTTTGCAACTGCGCCCAAATTCTGGATGTTGTCAAAATCGAATGGGGTGAATCGTGGAGCGTGTGGGATCAATGGGTGCGTGATGACATCACGAAATCTTTGAGGGCATTTCACAGCAAACTACCAACTGAAACAAATTCAGTAGGAAGCGTTTCAGGGAAAGAATCATGACTATGCTATGGGTCTTTCACGGAAAGGCCACCGGCACTCCGCGAGACGGTAGCACGACAACATTTCGCATGCCGTGGTCATGGGAGCACGTCCGTCATTCCTACCTAAACCACGATGGCACCCTGCATCACAATGCCGCTAAAGGCGAGTACGAGCCGCCTAGAGATACAAGGGTGAAATACGGGTACAGCTACAAACTCAACAGCGGGCAGACTCAGGTGCGCGTGGCGACCGTCAATGGAGAAGAACGCGAATGGCGGTTATTTTATGCCCCGTGGCTGCCGTGGCCTCGCAAGATTCGCCGCACGATCAATATTGAGTTTTCGGACGAGGTGGGCGAACGCTCTGGGTCTTGGAAAGGCGGGACAATCGGGTGCGCCTACGATTGGCGGCCCGGAGAAAGCCAAGAGCAGGCGTTGCGGCGCATGGAAACAGAGAGGAAGTTTTGATATGCGCGGTCACCCCACAGGAGCGAAACATGATCCAGGTTAATTCAAGCAGCTTTCAAAGTGGCGCAGGAGTCACATTCCAGGAGACCGGACCCTGCGTGGTGCGCGTGCAAGGACAGTGCCCGGCTACACGGCGGGCCACTGCCTGGGAGCGCGTGAAAATGATGCTCGGGTGGTTTGAGAAGTCGGAGCTGCAGTGCCTTCACTACGCGGATCATCGCGAGCACGCAAGGAATAATCCGTCGCAGTGGTGGCACGAAGCGGGCGGCGTCAAGTGGCAAACGGAAGAGGAACTAGAGGAGTATGACAGATGGCTAAGTTAATCGCTTGGGTGCGCTCCGTTGGGGCGTGGTGGATCGTCGTCGTGTTCGTGCTGTGCTTCATCCTGACCTTCATGCCGCGATGCTCTCGCGCGGCGGACTTCGAGGTGCAGGCGGGGAGTAAGATCGTTCGGGGTCCCACCTGGGCCGCAGCCGCGCTCGTGTACTTCCCGCACGTGGTGGCGAACAAGGCGGACGTCCGCTGCCGCATCCTGCTCTACGGGCCATCCACCTACACGCGCAACGTGCAGACGATCGAGCACAGCCCGCGCGGGGACAAAGTGGTGACGGTGAAGGTGCAACAAGAGCAGGACCAGAACGCGCAGGTCGGCTGTCAGGTGCTTTCGGGTTACCGGCGCTTCGACCTTGGCCTCGGAGTGCAGACGGTGTTCCGCACGGACGCGTACAACGCTGCGGGGGCTACCTTCTGGCTCACCTTGCGCTATCGGGCCACCGAGCACTTCTCGGTCGAGTATTCACACAGCAGCAACGCGGGCACGAAGACGCCGAACCTCGGCTCCGACTTCGTGCTTGCGGCGTGGAGGTTTTGATGAACCCGCGCATCTTACACGAGCAGGTTGCCCTGCTCACCTCGATCCTCGCGGCCCTGGCCGCACGGGAATCTGACAACACCCTGCGCGTCAGCAAGCACGACATCGACTTGCGCGAGGGTAAGAAAATCCGCATGAAGGTGGTCAAGGTGAGCACGCCAACGGCAGAGGCCCTGGAACTTAGGTTCGAGGAGGAGAGATGAGCGACATCCCTGTCTGCCCGGTCACTGGTCGCCTTTGCCGTCAGCTTTGCCAGTTCTCTTGCTCGTGGCCGCTGGACTATCGGAACCGGCAAGCGCAGCTAGGCGGCACACTCGATATTGAGCGGCAACGTCAATTAGCTTCATCACCGTCGCCCCGAAGGACGGGTCAGTGAGAGGGACCAGTTCCGGGCAACTGGCCACCACCAGGGGCGAGGGGTTGCGGCTCGCCGGTAAGGGCTGAGTTAATGAGTGACAGCCCAGCAGGAGTGTTGACGCAGTCCCGGTACACAGGACGGTCAACGATCTCTTTCTGAAGCTCCTGGCGTACCGTGACATGCTTCACCTCGATGCTTGCGATGCGTTGCGCGACAGATGTGTCGATCTTGGAAACGGCGGCGTCGATCAGGTCCTTGTCGTGCTTTTGCGCCGCCGCCGTTTCCACCGTCACGTCGTGACGCCCCTTCAAATATCCCGAAGCCCCGGCACCGAGCACGGCGAGCAGGACCCCGAGGATGAACCAGGGGTTCACGGGTTAATGCCAGAAAAGTGCGATCAGTAACAGGACGGTAGCCCACCCGATCGCGATCTCCATCCACCAGCTATGATGGGTCGTTTCTTCCTGCGTCCGGTCCAATTGCTTTGTCTCCACGTTTCGTCTCCTCAGTTACTGCCCATAACGAATTGATCCAGGGAACGTACTTGCTGGCGGTGCGCGCCACCACCACGTAGCTCAACGGGCTGATCGGTGCGAGCACCCCGCACACAATGACCACGGTCTTCAACGGGTCTGCTGGGTCCAGCTCTATCCACAAAACGACTGAAAACACCCACGAGAACAGGATCGTGCTCACCACCATTACCTTCTTCACGAAGAGCTGGCGCAACCCTACCCCCGACAACAGGAACTCGATCACCGTGGCGATCGACCACCCGGACACAGTCCCCACGCTTATGGCCGTCATGTCCGGCCAGTGCACCCCAATGTTCAACAACCATTCGATTAGTTTTTGAAAACTTTCCATCCATCACGCAGCCTCCGGCTTTTTTATCAAAAGCGATATGTCATAGGTTGATCCAACCAGCGTCCTGATTTGGTTCATCGCTTCCCGCGAATTCGTTACCATCCACCCCTGCGCCACCTTCGTTCTGCTCATGCCGGGGCCAATGCAACCAACGACGTCGTACACGTAGTTGGCCGCATGGATCAGCACAAGCGTCCGGGTGGACTCTTCCCTGCCCTTCGGCACATCGGTCGGGGACTCGAACACATCCAACGTCGGGTTCGACAACCGGAACGCCTTCTCCCCGGAAGGCCGGGTGAATGGCGAAAGCCGGTACACGCCCTCGCTCACGCAAGACTTGTACTTCACCCCGGACTTCCCCACAGGGTCCGGGACCCACGGGCGCTCGATCGTGAAGAAGCGTTTCCCTGCGACTTCGAGTACACCAAGTGTGCAGTCAGGCAAGTATTGATCTCGGGTAAGCGTCAGCAGCAAATCACGCGCGGCCTCCTCATTGGAAATAAATCTGCGCAAGGCCTATTCGAACAGAGCCAGATGTAGGAGCGGCCGCCTGCCTAAATCTCGTCCGGATATGGGATATCGGCGAATTGCTTAAGGTGAACGTCAGCGATCCGAAATTCCACTGCCCCACCGTATAGCTGCCGATGTTGTGCTGAGTTTCCACGGCGGTATAGCCGTTCCAGGAAAAATCTCCGACTTGTTTCGAACCCGGGTTGGCCAAAATAGCCTCAATTGAAAAATTCATCTGCAGAGCCGAATTCCCGGAACTTAATCGCATAAAGGCATAGACGAATTGACCTTTCTGACCAACGCCAGCTTTCGGGTAATCTGGTTCTGTGAGAGATGGTCTCCGATAGAGCTGTACATAGTCGTTAGTTACCCCGGTATTCCCGGAAAATGTCAGCACCACGGAGCCGCGTCCATTGCTTAATCCATTATTTGTGTCAAGGCTCATGCCTTGCGCGCTGATTAATGGAAGCCAACTTGAACTCAGCATTTGCGGGTAGACCATCTCTCCGTCTGGATATGCCCGGTTCGAATATTGGTGCTCCGGTCCGAGATAAGCTCGCGCGTACAATCCGTTGCTGCCTGGAGACCATCCGCTAAACAGGCTATTGGGGATAAGCGCTCGCACCCACCACCAGCGGCTATCATATTTATCGACCGGCAAATTGATATGGTCGGCAGCGCCGCTCCACTCTATTCGACCAGAATTCGTCAAGGACGAAGAACCCGGAGCGCTCCATAGTTCATATAGCGTTCCATCTGGCTTTATCGATGGCGCATCCCAATCAAAGAACAGCGTGCCGTGGAGCGCATCCACGAAGAAATTCTGCGGCGCGCTCGGCACCGTCGGATTCGTCGTCGGGATGGTCGAGGTGGATGGATTGTTGTATTCTGAGGTCGTCAGGTCTGCCCAGTCGGTCGACTGTTCTTCCACTAACCCTACGTCCACCGAGCCGTT